TCGTTTCGGTTCGCGCCACAGTCTCGGCCCGATATCGCAAGAGCTTTTCCGAATAGCGTTCGGTAATCCGGCTGATCTGTTCGGCTGTCAGTGGCTTGCCGCTCGTCATGGCGCGGCGAATGGTGCCGTCAAACCGCTTGTCTCGTGCCTTGCGGGTTAGATACTGCCCATAATCCCCATTTTTAAGCTCCAGACGCGCACGGGAGACCCACGAGGCCTGACCATCCGTCAAACCGAGAATGCCGCCCTGTCGCCTCCCATTTGCTGCTTTACGGCCAAGCAGTTCAAGCGCGGTCTTGCGCGGGTTCTGACCGGCGGCCAATCCTTCGGCAAGATACTGTCGGGCGATCTGTTCCGCTTCCTCGGTCAAGCCCTGAATAAGCCCGGTTGCCTGCTGTGCAAGACGCTGTTCTGCTACCGGATTGCGCATATCAAACGACATGGCGATACGAACGCCGGTTCGGGTTTTCATCCTTGGCAGCGATGCAATGACTGCCGCGCCACCGGCTTCAAATGTCGTTGCCAGCGCAATATCAATGGCGCGGAATGACGATGGCCGGATATTGAGCGCGGCGACTGCCATATCGATGTCGCCAGCCTCAAGCGCCCGGATCAGGGCAGCGAAGTCAGCACTATCGACAAGGAACTGCGCAGCGTCACGGAAAGCCTTGGCAAGTGCCGGCTCATACTGTTTCAGCAGCGCCTCAAGCTGAGCACGCTGTGATCGTGTCGGACGACGGGCCATTGCTCACACTCTGCCTGCAAACGGGAAATAAACCGGGATGCCTGCCGGGTTGAGCGGCGTCGATCCGATAATGGTCAGTAGTTCGCCATTGACCTCGAATTGATCTGTCGGGTTTGGCACGACGCTGGCGGGATCAGATGGCCCTTCGATCTTGGTCATCCGGGCTTCCATGATCCCGTACCGAACGTTGTCCATGATTAGATTTTCATCCAGACGGATATCGAACGCCTCAATCGTCCCCTTCGACGCTGGCAGCATCGCCACCCTGACCTGAAACTTGTGGGTGACAGGCGGTCCGGGGTTCCAGCCTTTGCCAGTCGCATAGTGTGTCAGAATCCCCGTGGTGCCGAACTTGATCAGAAGCCGCTTAACCGTCTCCTGTGATCGGGAATAATCGAATGTCGCCATATCCAGCCCCTATTGATCAAGACGCCATGCGCGGCGCGGTTCTGTTCGTTTCTGGCCGTCTGGGTGCGCTTCGACACTTGGAATGTCGTCGTGATCGACCAAAGATTTCACCGGATAGATAATGGGCCTGCGGTTCGTCAGATCGCGCCATGCATTGCCGATGGCGAAATCAGCCGGAAGACGGTCATTCAAAGCCGCGAGAATGCTTGATACTTGATCGACCGGGACCGAGTAGCAAACCCCGTGGATAAGCTCGGACAGGCCAATATGATCCTGTCGCCACTGATCTGCACGGCGCAGCTTGTAGGCAATTTGTCCCTGCACATAGTGCGGTCGCCCGGTCCCCAAATAGAAACTGACCAAATCGTCGGGGAAGCGCTCAAGCCAATGTGCCGCCTTTGCCTCAAACCCCGTCACAGGCAGCGCATCATCTTCCATTATGACACAACGCTCATTCTGTTGCGCGCACCACTCCAGCGCCTTCCTATGGCCCCAGAGCGCACCAAGCCCAACTTCATCAATGATCAGATTTGCGTTCAGGCTGGTAGCAAGTCGTTCTGCTCGGTCCCGTCTGGCATAGTGTGAAACAATGACTATCCGGGTCATTTATGCTTCCAGAAGGCATAATCCCGGCCCATTCCCTCACCCTTGAACACGGTGTTGATACGTGGGCCAGTTTCGATCTTGTCGGCCCACTTGGAATAGGCGACGAAATTGAACGTTGCCATGTCTCCGACTTCGGTGCCTGCGCGCTCCATGTTCCAGAACCGGCGCGATGCCAGAGAATGCCAGTCCTTCACCATGTCGTGGGCGAAGGCCATAACAGTTTGACGATCCCCGCCAACCAGCCCGGCATTCAGCATAAGGCGATGGCCGTTCTTTTTCAGGAACGCTTGCAGATGACTGGCCGGATGGTTTGAAAGCATCCACTGATCAGTCAGTGTCTTATGCTCGGAACCGAGATAGATCCGCCCCGGCTCCATATGCCCCCAAGGCTCGGCCAGCATTTCCACGTCTGTACCGTCTGTTGTCCAGACCCATTCCACCTCTTGATGATCGCGCAGCCAGCCATAAATATGCAGCCAACGCAGGAAATATGGGTTCTGGTTCGATGGCTCGACTGCTGCAACCTCAGCGCCAGCCGGTGCCGCATCCAGATGATCGGCCAGAATGACAGCTTTGCCACCCTTGATGCTCTTGGCCCAAGCTGACAGCATGTCAGGTGTGGCCTGCAATCTCGTGCCGCGCTGCGGGTCCACCGCTTCGGTCAACATCGATGTCAGAACCACATTCACCGGCTCGATCAGCGGGACATAGGCGGTATAGCCGGCATCACGGCGCCGGTTATGGATATCGGCATTGCGCTTGACCAGTGCATCCCGGTCATGAGCCGGGACCGAACGTGTCACGGCCTCATGTTCGTCCATGCTGTGGATCAGCTTTTCCGACCCGGCCACATCGGCAAAAGCCCATGACGTCAGCCCTGCATGATAGATGCGCAAAGCCAGATCGGAATGCTCATACATGCCCCGGCCATATACCCAATCAAATCCGCCCACCTTTTCGATGGCTGATCGATTGTAATAGAGCATGACGCCACGCTGGCCGGTGTAGGCAACATGGAGCGCATCAGAGTGCAGAACCGCTATATCCTTGAGCTTTCTCGGCCCAGCCAGATCAAGGAACTGATAGGCCAGATGTGGTTCCGGGCTTTCGATATAGGGCCGGTGCCAATCATCAGCTATCGGCCATGCATCGTCATCCCACAGGAAGAACTCGGAACAACCAGCTTCCATAAGAGCGCGCAGGCAGGCATTCTTTGCCGATACAATGCCCTGTGAAACATCATGCCGGATCAGCTTCACCCATTCCGGGACGCTGACAGGTTCTTTCGAGCCATCATCCACCACGACAAAGACCGAACCGGCAGGCCGGTGTTTTTCATGCTGGGCCAGAGCCTTGGCAAGAACATCATTCCGGTTGTGAGTGCTGATCGCAATGCCGATAGACCCGCCGCCCGACATGGATGGGGAGTAATCCACACCGTCAATCAAAACGCGCATGTTCACCGGCCAATGGATCGGATCATCACTGGAGTGATCCCGGTCATGTCGCAGAGATATGGAGCAAGCATGCCGTCAACAGTCGAAATCAGTGGGGTGAGGAATGATGCTGTGCCGTCGCTCTGGGCATTGGCATATTGCACTTCCAGTTCACCAACCTTTTCACGCACCACAGCGCTTGAGGCCGATCCTGTGCCTGTCAGGCTGCCGGGGTTCGTGGCTTCCTGCCAAGCGGCATAATAGGATGCGATGACAAAAGCATTCGGGATGATGTCACTCGGTATCTTGCGGCCATTCACGACTGCACCAACACGCGGCCATGCCCGTTCCTGATCGAATGACACAGGATGACCACAGAGACGCGAACCATAAAGGGCGTCGATATAATCACTACCACGCTGGCGGAGAACGGCTGGAGCCGGCGCATCGGCAGGGAGAGAATAGCCCATGCTTGCAAGCCAGTCTGTGAACCCCGGATCTGTTCCGTATCCAGCCATATGCCTTACTCCGCCAGTTTAGTGTCGATGCGAGCTTTCAGCGTTGCCGCCGAGATATTGCCCCGATATTCGATACCGAGTTCGTCGGCCTGCTTTTTCAGTTCGATCAGTTCTTCACTGTCCTGCGGATTGACGATCAAGCCATTCCCATCATCGCCGCCGGAAATGACCTCATAGCGGCCTTTCCAGCCCTTGGGTTCTTTCTTGACTTCGACAATAGTACCGATGGCGAGTTCTTCCTTGGCGCCATAGATACCGCGCCCGGTGATACGGATTTTCATGGGGTTTCCCTTCCCGTTGAAATGAAAAGGGGGCCGAAGCCCCCATGATCATCAGTTAACGACCGTGCTGTAGAAAACACCCGTTTTCCCGTTGATGTCGGCCCGGATTTCAAGGCCCATCGCACCCATGATGTTGAAGTGATAATCATCACGAACATTCAGGCGGACCTTGGCGACGGTGTTGACCGCCATGCCGACGACAGGACGGATGTAATCCGCGTTCGGGACGAAGCCGAAGAACTCATTTCCCGAAAGCTCATAGGTCACCGCGATCTTGTTGATACGGCGATTGGTGAGCAAATAGGAAAGGATCGTGCCGCCCTTATATCCGGACGAACCGGAATAGGAGCGGTCGAGGCTGCGCCCGATCTCAGGCGAGACATAGAGATTGACCTTGCCGGTGACGAGATTGTCATCCAGCACCTTGCCCAGAACCTGGGTGATGAAATTGTCGATCTCATCAGCCGTGGCCGTGGTCAGGTCGATACCAGCGCCGCCCGCCGCAGTGCCAAGGTTGATAGCCTTGGAGAACGGAGAGGTACGGATACCATAGGCCTGATAGCCGTCCACGTTGATCGTGGCATCGCCGTCGAGCGCATAGAGCGCCATATCGCGGCGAAGCTTGGCGGAATGTGCTTCCTGATCATCCGACAGAGCGTCGAAGTTTTCAGACTGCAAGGTATTCCATTCACGCCACGAACGCCCGTAAGCGGTCGAGAAGATCGGCACCGGAGTTCCGCGATAGTCATAGTTGACCTTATCGACAGGATCAGGAACCTGACCGGAGAGCGAACGCTGAACCGTACCGGCATCACCGGATACACGGTTCAGAACAGCCAGCTTTCCGATATGCACGGTCTTTGCGAGCGGCATCAGATCGGCCATATAGACCTGACCTTCGTCGTTGCGCATAACGCGGCGGGTGATACCGTCGAGTTCCAGCCATGCATCACGGGGAAGAATGGCAGCGGCGTTCATGACGGTGGCGAGTGCGGTTTCCGTCTGGTGGAAAACCTCACGTTCTGCCGAAAGCTCGCCCCACCATTCACGGTGATGCGAGGAATTGGCAATCAGTTCAGAAGAAAAGTAACGCATTGCGCGGTCCCCTTACGAGCCGGAGTTTGCGAGCACGAAGCCATTGGCCGCACGAATGCGGACAAGATCATCAGCGCCCGAAGCGTTGGTAAAGCTTTCCTCGGCAAACCCGACGACATAATCGCCAGTTGCCGCAGGGGCGAAGTAGCCGTTTGCTGCGAGCGCCACAGGTTCGCCCTTGATGACTTCAAAGCCATCAGCAACACGAACGTTGAAAAGCTGCTCATCGAGCGAGATCAGACCGATGGTGGTTTCACCCACACCCCAGGCAACATCCACACCCGAAAGCGTCAGATAGTTGTCCTGTGCGATGAAGATGCGGCCAGACGTGGCAGGACCAGCAAGAGCGAACTCACCATCAGCATCAAGCACAATGGCAAGGCCGGGCAGGATAGCCACGGAAGCAAGTGCTTCATGGACCTGCGGGCGGGCTTCCGTGAACGGGCCCGCGAAAATGGAGTTATAACGCGCCATGGTAGATTACTCCCCTTCCGGTGCCTTGAAGGCAGGCTCACCCGATGCAGGCTTGAAGCGCGAATTAAGCGCGGCGGCCTGTGCGGGCTTGGCTTTGTCTGCCAGTTCCTTGAGTGCTTCTATGGTGAGGGTGTTGGCGACGGCTTCGGTCAGAAGGTTCGCTTTCACAACCTGGTTGACCAGTTCGGCCTTTTCGGTTTCTTCCTTGGCCTTCTGGTTTGCCACGACTTCGGCATGTGCCTCGGTCAGCGGCTTGACGGCGGCTTCAACAGCTTCCTTGATGGAATTGCCGATGCTTGCGAAGCCTTCAGAGACTTTCGCCTCAAACGCCTCAAACTGTTCCTTGGTAACAGTCACGGGTTCATCCTTTCGGTTGGTGGTCGGTTCCCGCTCGGAAATGCCAACGGCTTCCAAAATCGCGGTTTTTACTTTCCCCCAGACGTCGAGGTTCTTTCGGCGCTGGAGGGCCTCGATCAGACGGGAACCCGCCCAATCAATTTCTTGGTCTGCTTGATCGGTGAGATCGGAATTGATGACTTCGACCTCCTGCCCGTCACCAGACGAATTGACGAAGATGCCGACGCCCTGATCAGGTGTGGCTGCTCCTTCCTCGCCAATGAGGATCGCGTCATGATCGAACATCATGTTTCGGGCGATGTGCTTGCAATCGTCGCTGTTGGAGTTCTCAAGCATCGCCAGCAGGCCGGTCGAGGTATGGATCGGGTCGCCCTTCTCGATGGCTTCCAGAACCTTCCTGCCGCCCTCTGACTGATTGGCGATCTCAACGTCGATAACCTTGTCGAGGAACACGCGGCCATCTTCACGACGAACATTCTGGTTCCAAGCCCCGATGTACCCGCGATTGATACCCTCTGGATCGGTGGCAGAGACGAACTTGCCATTCACCACGGGATGACCAAGCGGCGCTGGGGTGCGCTCAAGCTGCTTGAAGCTCTTGGCGATTTCTTCCGCCGGATAGCGGATGTTGTTCATGATGACGTTGTCGGGCAGCGTGGCGGATGGGACGATGATCACGTCGCGTCCGTTGAGCTTTTCCTTGCGGATCGCAGCACTGTTTGCCAGCGCCTTGATGTTCACGCGGACTGTTTTCATTCTTCCAAGTCCTCATCTTCGGGATTTTCAGCAGGATCAGGCGGCGGATCCGTCTCGTCATCCAGCGTGTCACGGTACTTTTCGGCATCGCTGAGCGGTTCCAGCCCCATGACGGCGCGCAACTCGTCGCCGGTGAAAATGATTTCACCCTCACTCGCCATCTTGCTGTTTGTGTCGGCCATCTTGACGACGCGTTCGATCTTCTCAGAGGTCGATGCTTCGGTCAGATCGGACCAGTCGAGATACCAGTCCTTCTCCGGCAAGATGCGGAATCGTTCCAGACGGTTGACCAGTTCCATGATGTTCGGGCGCACGGTATTATTCCGGCGCGACATGTTGGTCTGGTTCCACTCATTGGCGTCTTCGGTGCTGGCCCGCTCACCTGTCTGTGAACCGACAAGGATTTTCACCGGAATGCTGACCGATGCCGCGAAGGATTGCAGGGCAATGGAGAAGAAATGTTCCGGGCTGGGCAAGGTGATGCTCAGGCTCTTGGCCTGCATGCCTTGGATCATCAGGAGCTTGTCAAAGCCCTTTTGCCAGTCATCGACCTGCTCATTCATGCGGTCCACCAGTTCAGTAACCGGCACACCCATGATCTTTGCCATTTCCTCGACCTTGGCTTCGGCATCCAATTCGAGAACCGGGGCAGACTTGGCATTCTTCCAGAAGCCCTCACCGCCAGCGCCCTTGATCTTCTCCATGTCGATCAGGTCATTGTAACCAGGCTCAAGTGCGGACTTGCAATCAAGCGTTCCATCCCGCGACCAGACAATGACGCGATCAGGATGCAGCGTGAACGACCGGGCCGGAGAGGATGACGAAAGATTGTCGCCAACCTGCGCCTCGTTGAACTGGAATTGAAGCGGCTGCCCATAAGTCGGGCTGGCCTCGTTCGTATCCCATTGAGAAACAGTAAGCTGCCCCTCCCATGCCGGTACGACCTCAACCAAGCCCATAAGCCCACCCGGCACACGGTCAACAGGCTCTGAGAATGGCTTTCCATCGGCAAGACGAAGGATCAGACCGGCATACCGGCCCACCATTGATCTGCGGTCTGTTTCGGCCATTCTTGACCACAGGCGCAAATCTTCGAACCGCTGGCGCACTTCCCCCTCAAGTGTTGTTTCCTCGGCACTGTCGCCCTCTGATCCGTCGCGCTGCTTCTCCTGTAGGAATGGATTATCCTGCCATGTTTTCAGGATGGTCTTGTCAATTGCCGCCGCGCCGATCCCGTTGCGCAGATACATCCGATAGAGATTGTCGAATGCAAGCTGCTGGGGATAGCCAAAGTCGGCATAATGATCATGTTTTGGCGTTCCGAAATAGCCGGGGAACATAGACGACAGCCGCCGCGTGACGGCGTTCGTCAGATATCGAACATTGCTCATGCCGGAGCCTTTATCTATGTCGCTTGGACAGGAACATCATTGCCTTGTGTTCCTCACCCAGCATCAATTCAGTGATTGCCCAGACAAGGGCGTCGGCACGGTCTGGCGATCCCTCGCCTGCAAAGCCTTCCGGTGCGATAAGACACATCTGGTCTTCCAGATCGGCAAAGCCACCGACATGGGAAACCTTGCCCTGCTCATAGAGTGCCGCCACAGGCTCGGCCCGTGCGACCTTGCCCCGGCTTGCCGTTACCTCTTTGTATGAAACATTCTGATCCGTCGTGCGGATGACATGCTCGACCATGGCACCGCCGAAGTTTCGCTCAGCTACAACCCGATCAGCTTTGTATTCGTGATAAGCTTCAACAGAGCGCCTGCCCCAGCCCGCCGGTGATAGCTTGCAGGATCGATCGGCAAGAACATAAGCCCTGCCGTCGATACCTTTCCCAGCCACCACTATGCCGATGCTGTCGCCATCATCCTCACCGCCCTTGGTGCCGGACGGGTCAACAGCCACGACGATACGAGCCATTTCAGGTGCTTCTCGCACCCGGCACTTATCCAGTTCGGCACGGGTCCACAGTGCACCGGGCAGATCATCAATGATCTCGGCTTCAAGTTCCTGTCGGCCAAGGCGAGTGCCTTCATACTTATCCCGAACTGCCTTGAGGAAGGTCGGGGCAAGATTACCGGCATTGTCGAACGTTGACCCCCGCGTCACCACTGTTTTCGGATCGGCAATGATCTCTTTCAGCAAGGGTACCGGCTTCGGCGTCGTGGTGATGCACACCCTCGGCTTATCGCCAAGGCGCAGGCCGAACATAGCCATATCCCAGGTTTCACGCAGATACTTCCACGCTGCCAACTCGTCACACCACATGGCTTCATGCTGAGGACCGCGAAGACGTTCCGGCTCCTCTGCCGAAAACAATGTCGCTACCGCACCATTGGCCCATGTTACCCGGCGCTTGGATGGCTCATACATCGGCTTGCCAAGAACATCGCCCTTGACTGTCCTGTCACCTGCCCAGCACACAGCGAGCAATCCGCTCTCACCCTCGACCATAACGTCTCGGGCGTCTGATGCTGTCGGGGCAATCATGCCGACACGCATGGCACCAGCTTTAACCTGTTCCCGTGTCCACTCAGCCCCGGTTCTGGTTTTACCGAACCCGCGACCGGCAAGGATCATCCATGTGAGCCAGTCACCGTCTGGGGCAACTTGTGCAGGTCTGGCAAGAAACCGCCAATCATGCAGAAGGGCTTTGCATTCCTCGTCAGTCAGCCCCGCCAGTATTGCCGCTCTTTGGCTTTCCGACATTCTGGCGAGCGATGAGAGATTGAAGCTTTGTTCTTGCATCTGTCACCGTTAAGTCGCCTGTCACGTCAGCCTCGACGCGATCAACGAACAATTTATGGTATTTGCCCAATAGTCCCCACGCGCTCACACGCGCCCCGTGAGAGCTTCCTTCTCCGGTACGGGTAGCTTCCTCAAATAATCCCTTGAGCACTCTCTCGGCGCTTAAATCGAGCTTCTCGGCGGTCTTTCCGGCCTTTGCCGCGATGGCTTCGGCTATTTCAGGTTTTTTCAGGTTTTCAAACCCGACTTGTCCCGCCGTCTTCTCGCTGTACCCTGCCCGTATCGCCGCCTGTGTGGCATTCAGGTCAATCAGGTACTCAGCGACAAATCGCTCTTGTTTCGGCGTGAGACTCACGGTTGTATTCCTGATGGGTAAATGTCGAGGGCGGTATGAGCGAAGAACAGCACTACTGGGCTAGAAGAGCGTTCGACAGAAACGATCAAATGCATGATGAGCTTTTAAAAGCCTCTCTCGATTCAGGCAGAGAAGCTTTAAAGGCCGCACTGCTTTTGAATGGAGGGGCATGCATAGCTCTTTTAGGATTTCTCGCATCTATCGCTAGCCGTGAGGCTTCCAGAACATCGCTCCTATTAATAGCCCCGGCCAAGGTTGGGCTGGGGTGGTTTGCTGCTGGAGCGTTCTTTGCGGCTCTTGGAGCGGGGTTAGCTTACATTTGCAATAGTCTCTACGCTGGCGCAGCAGCTAATCTGGATAAGAAGTTTCATCACCCTTACCTTTTCGAAAACGCCAAATCTAAACGTAACCAGCGGTGGGCTTTCATTATCAACTGGCTCACTCTTGGGTCGGTGTCCGTTTCTTACGTTTGCTTCATAGTGGGCTTGGCCCTGATTGTTTTGAAATTCTGAACCGGTCTTGCCCACTTACGCCGCATTATGAGGGTGACTTTCCCCGGAGCGACGGCGGGTTTCTTCAACCGCGAGTGTGGCCTTGTTCCAAGCGACCGGTTGTCTCGGTTGGAGATGCCCGCTCCCAAATGACAAAACCCCGCACTAGGCGGGGCTGGATGCAATGTTAAATTTTCTAACTTTGGTCAGAACGGTCGGACGCGAACCCGACTGGCTAGCGGGTGATTGCTTCTAGCATCAGCGCATCGCAATCAACCAAGCTACCGATGATCCCCTGCGCTTCTGCTTTCAGCGCCGCGTTCTGATTTCAAGCCCCCATGTCTCGCGCTACCCTGATAAGTGGGGCGGTACTGCATGGGGGCGGATTGCTACTGCGGCGTCACCAGATCAGCAGATACCCGGTAAAAGCCCGGACCACCAATCCGTCTAGATGCACGTCTGCATCCGCTCGCATTATTCTGATTGTGTGCGAGCCGTGGGGCGTATCTCAGTTTGCTATTTCCCACGGTAGGCCTTGCAATAGCCCTGCTGCTCGCATTCCGTTGAGGACTGGCCTCGAAACATCGGCTTCCGCAAAGACATCCTGTGCCACCGGCTTGCGCCGTCTTCCACCTGTCAGCGTAACTTTCCGCCGTGTCATCACGGGGCCGTGCCGTGCCACCTACTAACGCTCTCCACCTCCAGCCTTGCCTTCGGCTTCAACGATACGCTTTCGCTCGGGATCATCAAGCCGCCTTCTGCCTTTCAGCATATTTCTGGCGGCGTCGTTCGTTTCGGGCTTCTGCCCATTCAAAGCTTCGATCTTCCTCACTGGAGATCGCCCGATCTTGCCGCCAATTCAGCGGTTGTTTCTCTGGCGCATCATCTCCGATTGTGACCTGAATTTGCCCTGATTTAGCGCAAACTTGCAACACCCCTTCAAGGCCGATTTGGGTATTTTGGCCGTTAATGCGGACCAACTCGCCAAAAATCTCTAGTATTGCGCGGTTTTTCCGCTTTCTTCCTGTCTCTCTATTGAAGCCCTGCTTCACGCACCACTTGCTAAATGAAGTACCTCCAGCCTGCGCATTGGCCCAAGCCCAGAGACAGCGGCGCCGGGTTTCATCTTGAACCAATAGGATAAGCTGGTTGCACAGTTCCCAATCGGAAACATCCTCAGTCGTGAGCTTGGTCTTTGCGAACATCTCGGCGCGGTGTTCCTTGTGCCGCTCATCGCCCCATTCACGCATTTCTTCCCATGTGTGGACATAGCCGAGGCTTTGCGCCTTCAATGCTTGCGGCTTGGCAGTCTGTGGCAAGCGCCGGTCAACCTCGGCGCCATGGATGAACAGTTCAGCGATTTGATCCGGGGTCATATTGCCCTCCTGTCATCTAAGAGATCGAGTTGATTGGCATTCGGCCCGAAGCGGCGGAATATCCTTTCATATACCATACCGCTGATAGCGTGTCGCTGCGGGGTGATGCCTGAAAGGTCATTGGCAATGAATTGAAGACGTCCTAGCGGTATTGCATCCCATAGTTCAAGCCAAGCCGATGTATCGCGCTCGATCAGTCCACGGTTTGCAATCACCATGTCAGATGCCATCCATAGGCCAAATTCATCCAGACATGCCTTGTTATTGGCCGTTTCGGCAAGTGTGGTCATTACCAGCCGGAAATGACCTTCACCATGATTGCGCAATATCCGGTCCAACGTGGCGACTGCTCGTGTTTCGCCAATATCCGGATATCTGTGAGCATCCACGATCTTGATGCCGTACTCAGCGCATATCGAATAAACACGAGGGTCAACTGTCATATGGATGACCTCCCTCGCCTGACAATCTCATTCTCAAGCTCGTCGCGTGTCGTCTCGAAATCACGGTGCAGTATCGCGAACCCGCCTTCCAGCTTCCATGCCGCGGTGTTCCGCTCGAAATCGTCAATCAGGATGTCGCCACGGGAATGCATGAATAGCGGCTTATTGCGTCCGCCCATGACCGGGAGGATATGACACCGGCTCGACAAGTGTTCCCTCACCCATTCCCGCTTCTGACGCGCTACGTTGGCATAATTCGACCGAGGGCATGCTGTCAGAATGATGGGATCAATCCATGATATCCGGTCAAAGAATTGCTTGGCGCCGGGACACAATGGCATGTCACGGAAATAGGACGGGTGAGCGTTGATGGTCGCCCACATATCATCATCTGCCATGCCGCGATGATCGACGCCGAACAGGGCCGGGAAATAGGCGTCAAAGTCTGCCATGACGCCATCCAGATCGAGATATACCATTGGCTGTTTCATGCCGCCCTCTTTCTCGATACCTGGATAACCCTTCCGTTCTTTCGGATTGGCTTCAACGTCGGGAATAGGTTGTCACCCGCAGAATGAGCCGCTGACGCTGTTTCTCCGCATCTCAGGTATTCCGAGTTCATATAGGCCAGAAGGTGCTTCATGGCCTGTTCTGTAGCTTCCAGCTTGGTCGGATAGATGATCGGCTTATCACCCTCACCCATTACAGGCTTTGGCTTGCCATCACGGGCAAAGCGTAGCATCGCCCAAAACCCACCGGGTACTTCTCGTGTATAGGCTGAGAAACAGTTCATTGCAGGAATCCCTCGAATGCCGCTTCGCCTTCGCTGCGCATGGATAGATACCGGGTGCATTCCTTCTCAAACCGAAGACGTCGCCGGACTGTGCTGTCACCGAAACGAACCTTCAAAGCCCCGATTTCCGCCTGATCGCGCCAGCCAGCAAAGCGCATTTCAATGGAATCCTTTTCCTTCTCGTTCTTGGCAATGCGCAATTGATCTTCCTTGTATTTGTCGGGCCGGTAGAGATAGAGGATCGCGTCATAGTCTTCCTTGGCCTGCTCGCCGCCGAACATGTCGCGGGAGATAGGCCGGGGATTATCGCGCTGCATTCCGGCGCTGTTTCTCTGGTTCAGGTTCAGCCAGACCGCGCCAAGTTCCCCAGCCATGGCCTTGCAGAAGCCATTCACCTCGGAAGCGATACGGCCTTCATGGGCTTTCGGATCCCGTGGCGTAACTTTGCGGACGTGATCGAGAATGATTAGTGGAACCCGGCCAGCATACCGCTTGCAGAATTGACGGGCATAGCCGCCAAGCTGGGCTACAGCCTCACGGGTGCATCGCTTCACTTCAAATGGCAATCTGGAGATATCGAGCAATTCCGTGTAATAGCGCTCGGCCTCTTTATCGGTTAGGCGCTTCTGCCGGATGCGGGTGCCGTCAAATCCGGTTCTCTGCGATGCGATCTGTTCAATGCACTGTTCGGCAGACTGGTCATAGCTGAGAATGATCGTCGGATAGCCGTTGGATGCGGCATAGTCTGCGATCTGGAGAACAAGACTTGTCTTGCCCTCGCCCGATGATGAAAGCAGGCCATAGAGATTACCAGCCTCCATTCGGCCATTCAGCACTTCCTCAATCTGGGGCAGAGGCAAGGTGATGGATGGCGTCGGTTCATTGCTCTGGTCACGCTTCATCATCCGCGCAACGGCGGCCTTTGCAGTCCCCGGCCCTTCTGCCTTGGGGCTTTCGGATCGGAGTGCGGCAAGCCGTTCCTCAGTGTCCGCGGCAATTTGGGCAGCGGACTTATCAGGCGTTGGATTGTAAGCCTGATCGATCATATCCAAACCGAGGGAAATCAACTGTCGGTCCTGTGCCATATCGACAACCGCATGGGCATAATCGGCGGCATTGATCACCGTGACGGCTTCCGATGCCAGCCGATTGGCATATTGAAACACCGTCATGCCTTCGGTGACTTTTTCATCAGGCGAGATATACGGCTTCAAAGTGACCGGATTGGCTTTCTTCCCACTCTCGATCACCGGGCCGATTGCTGACCAGAGACGCTTATGAACAGGCTCAAAAAAATGATCGGCCTTGAGAAAGTTCGACACCACGTCATAGGCGGCATTGTTGATGAAAACAGCGCCCAGAATAGCTTGCTCGGCCTCGATATTGTGTGGGAGTTCCTTACCCACGTTCGGCGCTTCGTAGCTCATGCTGCCCTCATTTGAAGCATCTTGAATTGCTGGGAGCCAGATGCGGCGAAGGCGATGCCGACAGCTTCGGCGGCGTCATGCTTCTTCACCGGGATTTTCAGCATCTGGCAGCGTTCCATGGCGGCTTTCTTCCAGTCCTTGCTTGCGAAGCCGGGTTTGCGGCCATAGCCAAGGAATTGAGAACGCCATGTCGATGACGGGATCGTCAGCCACGGAATGCGATACGCCGATATGATGGCAACGGCAGCACCGGACAGGCTGGAAAGTTGCAAGGCATTCGGATTGATAGTGGATTCCTCATGCTCCCCGGCAATGTCCTGTTTCTTCTTCTTGAACATGACGACATTTCGCATGGGCTGTTCGATGGCGACGAAATCAGGGCGGTCAGCCTTGAGCATGGTCACAAGCTGAGTGGCTATGGATGCGGCCTTTTGCTCGGCGTTGTCACCGGCGGCATTGATTATGCCAGTCCGTATCGTGGACATGGAGGCATTCGGATCGTACCAAGCAAAGCCCGTGGTTGTGGCGATATCCAAACCGAGGATGATCATTCCGAATCCCCCTCTGCGCTTCCGAGAAACACTTCGGTTTCCTCGACTTTGCCTCGGATAATGATTTTCATACCGTTTCGGGCCAACACCTGGTTCACTCTGTTCCGGCTGCATTCAAAGCCGACATAAGCCCCGTGTGGTTCCCTCTCTGGATTTTCAAAGCCGCAGCAGTACATGACGCGATCCCGGCATATCCATTTGCCGATATGACGTTCCATGAACTGCTTGAGCGTCCTATCCAACGGGTTTTCCAGTTCTGAGCCGATATTCTTGGATTGGAGGTGGCGGGTCATGCGGCTTCTCCCAAAGCTGGTTCACGGCCTTCCCATAGGATACGAGGCGCATAAACACCGTCCTTCGGCCCCCAGACGTACCAGGCATGATCTTCGGTGCCGGACGTATCGCCGGGGAACCACTGGATGCGATCAACCAGGGCTATCTTTGTCCAGAACCGGGGATTGTCGCGGAACAGGTCAGAGCGTGTTTTACCGAAGTCGAATTTTGCCGTGAGAAGCAGGGCAACAAGGCCGTCACAGAGCTCAAGCGCCAGACGAGCGAATTTCACGGCGTCACGGTTGCTTTTGCCATATGGTGGGTTCGTTATGATGGCATCCGCGCCCGTTCGCCAACAATCCCCTGAATTGACGAAATCAAACCATTGGTCATGTTCTCGGTCGTAGGTGGCGATATCGCTGGTGACAACCTTGGCGCCATTCTCTTTCAGAACGTCTGCCATAAGGTGATTGCCCGCCGCAGGTTCCCAGACAAGTAAGCCGCCTACAGGGAAATGGCGCAACAGCGCTTCCGTGGCCCATGGTTCAGTCTGATAGAGATCGTTTTCCTTGCGGGCATAGTTTGAGGCTACGACTGTCATCCCTCACCTCACCCACCACATAATCAGCGGAAACATACCGCCGAAGAAGCCGACAATGGCGAACACGATGCAGATCATGGCCCATAAAAGACGGTCGTTCATTTCAGCCCACCTCTGCGCAAAGCGTTGAGAATTGTCGTGTGATCGAGACCGCCGAATTTCCTGCCGATTTCTGACATGCTGATCGGGGCTTTCTCGATCCAGACACGGTGAATGGCTTCAAATCGGGCTTCGATGACATGGCGCCGACGGTTCCGGCCCAATAATTCCTTGGCTGAAATTCGGTGTTTGGCTGCAACCTCATTGATGATCTCGGAAATGGTGATTTTCGGGATGACTGGTTCAGCAACGGCTTCAATTATCGTCTCTGGTTCGATCTCTGCCACAAATGGAAACTTCCTTGCAGCTTCCTCAAACATTCGCCTGTCGCGCTCTCTGCGCTGTTCTGCGAGTTCTTCCGCGGCAAGAATTGGCGATGAAGCCAATTGTTCGGCCTTACGGCGGGCTTCAATCTGCGCCTGTTCGCGGCGGCGCTGTTCTGCGACTGCGGCCTGATAGCGTGGATTGCTTTCGACAACGCTTGATCGTGCATAGATCATTATGAAGCCCTCCGAAGCGGAATGACTTTCTCGGACTGCTGGCGCATTGCCAGAGCGCTACGAGCTGGAAGTGGATCGCCCATGATAATCCCGGTCTTTGATCTGGTATCTGCTGGGATTTCAGCTATGCGGGCCGCAAACACTTCCGGCTTAATCCGGGATTCTGCATTAGTGCTGGTGGCTTCCTTTATGCGAATACGCGCACCAACATTGTATTCCCGGCCCTTCTTAAGGCTGATCTGATACGCTTCTTCATCGATCAGGAAACGGGCAGTCTGGCGATGTATGCCAAGCTCCGAGGCAATTTCTGTAACCGTGAAGCCGGACGATTGCAGCGACTTCGCACGGGCTTTAAATTGTTCCCGGTTTTTCTTTGGATCGTAGGTTTCCATCACGCTACCCCTCTGGCAGAGAGCATGGCGTCGGCTATCCGATAGGACAAAGCTGTGTAATTGTTTTGAGCGATATCCTCTTTGTACTTTTCCTGATCGTCATAGTCATATGACGACAATACACTAATCATCGCTTCATTTGGCTGGAAACCGTTCGATAGCATTCCCGTCAACGCAGCCATTGCGAATTCATCCCGCAAGGTCTTTTCCGGCGCTGAAAGCAGAGAAACGATCTCGGCATTCAGGCTATTTGCGCCAGCCTTTCTTACGAGAGCTTCATGCAAATCTGGCGGCAGTCTCAAAGTGATGCGGACATAGTCGTCTTGCTTCGCCATCACGCCGCCTCCTCATCTGGGAAGTCGGGTTCGCCGGTATCGTCGGAAGTGGAGTTGATCTTCTCCATGGCGGACTGGAGATTGTCCCGCATGATCTGCTGGCCTTTATTCCAGCCACGTAGCCACGCCTGATCTTCATCAGACCCTTTTTCATAGGAGCTTTCAGGGTTTTTACCTGCTAGACCTGCAAGCTCGCCCTCGCCTTCGATACGTTCGATTGCTGGCGCACGGTCGCGGAGTAGATCGGACTGGAAACCGGGCGTCAGGTTCAGCCATGAAAGCACCTCCCCATGGGCAAGGAAACGATCTGTCACGGTAGCCTTGTCGTCGGCATTGATGGCCTTGATTGCATAGTCCAGATCACCAAGGACGATGCCGTCAGCCTGTGCCGTCTTGCCGTCTGCTTTCTTGGCCGCATTGACTTCGGCAAGACCGGCGTTGTGTGCCATGCGCTTGCGAAGGTGATGGAAGAACAGCGATTTGCGTTCGTTCTCGGTCAGCTTCGAATTATCACCTATCTTCGACATTTCCGGTTCCTTTTCCTGTGCCGGACGCGCTCAATTCCGAGAAGCGCCCTCTCCCATGCCCGTTTCAACAGGCTCGCTAACAGTTTCATTGGAGGCTCGTAGGTTCAGGCGCTCGGCCTTGTAGGCACTGGCCGCTTCCTCGTTTCGCCGGCACATCTCCCGATAGGCCAGCATGAGTGACCGGTAGGTAGAACCGGCCACATCAGTCATTTCCGCTGCACGGTAACGCAAACGCTTGAGATAGCTTTCAGAGACGCCGATGCGTCTGGCAACGCGATAACGCGCAGCCTCGCGAGTATCACCAAGGCCTTTGTATTCAGCCTTTTGCAATTCCTCGGCCCAAAAACGGGCGTCATCTATCGCGCTAAAACCCATACTCATTGTACTGTCCTCGGAAACACTTTTTCCGTACGCGGAAATTCTTTTGTCGGACACGGAAACACTCCACGGTTATTTTGGAACCGTGAAGAGTGAACGGCGAAATACTCGCCAGTGTCAGACGGAGTTAGAGATGAAGATGAAACGGACAGCCCGGAAGTCGTGGAAAACTGGAACGGGCGTCCAACTGACTTTGTTTTCTTGGCCCGACCTTGGGCTAATGGACGGCCCCTCCCGGAAACGGCATTCTGATTTTGCAAGAATCGAAAAACCAAATCCGGGAAGGAACCGATAAGAATGGCCGAGAACGTACTGTTTGACCTTGAGAACGTTTCATATGACCGCTCATCAGGCGCGTGGACGGGAGAGTTTGTTGCTAAAACTCCCGAATGTTCGCGATTTGAGATCAAAGTTTTCATTTCAGGCCAAGGTCAGGTTGATGATAATGATGAATTCAGGCAGACGATTTCTGCCGAAGAAGCTGCTGCAAGATTGAGGGAGAAGGCACACAAGGCCCTGCAATCCCTCTTGGAACAATCGACTAAGAACCTACGGAAAATCGATCAGGCTTAGCCATTTCAGCTTTTCGACGTTGAATAGCTCTTGACGCTTTGATCTGGACCTGTCGGGCGAAGTAATCTTCCCGACTTGAAGAAGGACCGTAATCCTTGATTACGAAGATTTCTTCATCGATCTCCAGAGCCTCACACAGAGTTCTGAACTGGCGTTCCCCGATCACACGGGGGATGCTTTCCAAGGCGAGTAAAAGCTTAGGCTCCGGTTTCATAATTCGATGTCCTCAATGTTGAAAGGTTGCCCGATGCGTCAGGAAAGTCGCACCGGGCTTTGCCTGCCGGGCATTGGGCGGGGGCTTGGGTTGCCCGGCAGGCAATCAGATCAGGCGGCAGCTTTTTCTTCCGCCACTGGGTTGAAATCCAAAGGCCATTTGATGGAGTGGCCCATTCGAACGGCAGTGACCGCCAACGCAGCCAAAAAACGTCGATTGCCGTATCGTTTGTTTTTCAGAAGTGGCGCATATCTCTGGGCGATTAAGCCGCTGTGCTTGGATATGTCTTTGAGAGTGATGCCGCGTTCGGCCATGTAAGAAACGCAGTCATGCTTAATGAATACGCCCTCCGGACCAGTTATTTCGATAGGAAGCGGCAGCCTGCCTGTTTTTTCGATTCCGTTGACGAGGCGATTAACCTCATCGTCGCTCCGGAAATATTCTCCACCTACACGGGACTTTCTCAGCCACATGTGAAGAAAGGATTCGATAAACATATCGCCCGGGACAGAGCAGATAAGTTTACAGTCGAATGGGAGAAGGCAGGCGAGTGCAGAAAGGCGAAAATCAGCATCAAGAGAAAGACCGATTTTCACCGTATTCATATCAATTCCGTCTGCCGTGAAGCATCGAGCAAAGTAGACGCGGGAATTTGGCCTGATCATGCCGCTTCCCCGCTTTTGCTTTCCACTCCATCCAAGGCGACTGCTTGCATTGGTCGAAGCACATTCACAGGCCAAGCAGCATCTTCCGGCCAGTTTTCAGAAAACCATCGGATCGCAGAATTGAACCGCGAGACCGTAAGATCAGAACCTGTCCTGATCGCTGTTAGCTTCTTGCTGTCATCGAAAACGCGGCTGGAAACGGTCTTATCCTCAAGACCGAGAGCCGCCTTGTATGCGTCAGCAAGAGTGAGAATGTGTTCGGTGTTCATCATCATGCATCTGTTATGCGGTAATACTACCGCTTTTGTCAACGGTTTTCTTACCGCTTTCCGAAAATACATGAGGCGTTCATTTTACCGCCATGCTGGATGATGTTCTTGAGAGAGTTGAAAAACGTCTTAAAGCGGTAGGGTTATCAGCCCAAGCCGCATCAATTAGGGCTGGCCTTAGCAAAGACGCGATAAGGAACATGCAGCGCGCAGTTCAGCAAAAAGGCCGTGCGGGTGTTTCTACACGTACGATCATAGCCCTTGCCCCCGTCCTTGAAACTTCGTTGTCATGGCTTCTGGAGGGGGAAGGCGAAGAAGATGCTTCGCCATCGGGAGGTATCGTTGCGGTTATGGGATACGTTGGAGCTGGCGCCGAGATAGAACCAGATTTCGAACAAACGCCGCCTGAGGGCTTAGAGGAAGTTCAAGTACCCTTCCCTCTACCGGCTGAAATGATCGCTTTTCAGATCAGGGGCGATTCTATGCTGCCCGTCTACAAGGACGGACATATCGTCATCGTCTACCGTGAACAGAAGCGACCTATAGAAGCTTTCTACGGAGAGGAAGCCGCAGTGCGCACATCAGACGGGAAGCGATTTATCAAAACGATTATGCGGGGCGTAAACGGGGTAAATCTCTTCTCCTGGAATGCCGCCGCAATAGAGAATGTTCAATTGGAATGGATTGGTGAAATTTTCGCTGTCCTTCCCAGATCATCAATCCGCCACATCGACCGCAAAGGCGGCATCCAAGGGCGTTTACGAATAGCTTAATAGGAAACAGGGGCAATCATGCGGGGATTAATAGCGGCGGGGGTCGCGCTGGCACTGACAGGGTGCAGTTTCGGTGGAGATACGGGACGATCAATATTTGATTGGATCGTGGGCAATGTCCAGATCGGATCATCGCAAGATGTTTGGCTCGTAAAGGGTTCGTTTGGCTTTGAAGATCGCGTCGGGCTGATATTTGGATATGCTGACGACATAGCAGCATGCAATGACATTTCTTCAGCTTTGAATGCCCGATTTCCATCTGCAAAATATTACTGCAAGAACGCCAATTAACGGACTGCCTAAGCGTTTTGCTGTGCCAAATGATAAAATTCTAAGCGCAGTTGCGCGGGTAAACAGGGATAGGGGGATGATATGGCAAGAGAGTATAGGCCATGGGAACAGATAGATTCTGAAAGAGCAGATAAATTGATTGGAGAATGGGAGGGGTGCGGAAATCCAGAGCTTTCTAAATCCTTGGGAAGGATTATTATCTCATGGAGCCACTTGGAAAACACTATTCAGATGTTTCTAAGGGAACTGATCGACTTAAGAGCAGATCATTTTCTTGCTACTGTAGGTCAACTTGATATTTATCAAAAAATAGATGCTGTATATTCTATAACATCTCTCACTTCCCCTGACCCACGATGGAACCAGCATCTGTTGGAACTTCGAAAATTCATAAACGGGGAACTAAGGGAAGAGCGTAACAGGATCGCCCATGATCTGTGGCTTAATGAATCTGAAATATCTCAGTCTATTCGGTTTAAGCCCACTGTAGACAAGAAAACAAGCAAACCCGACTACGCCACAGTCAGAGACCTGTCCCAAGAGGACCTAAATATCTTGTCTGCTAAAATTATCGCATGTGGTCCACTAGTGATGAATCTTCGCGATGTTTATTTTGCAGGTAAGCGAGAACCATGGCGGCGAAAACAGACGGAAGGTTCTCTCTAAGAACAGATGGGCCGAGATAATCTGACGGATAATCAAAAACCTGTTCGCCAGCCTCGATCATTGCTGGCGTCACACTTCTTAAGATTTCATCGAAGCTGGCTTTCTGCATACCTGCACGTTACCAGATGATAGCCAATGTTACCAGATGGTAGTGGGCGATACTGAATAGCCCCGTTCTGCGGGGTTTCTTTTTGGGCGGATCGAGCTTAGGAGAGCCTTCTGCACAATGGCTGGGTTCATGTAAGGCGAAAAATGCGCATATTGGAATCTAAGTTGATACGAGTAATATTTGCCTTAATGTTTCTTGCCTCTCCAGCTACGGCTATGGATGGAGAGCAGTTTAAAGCCGAACTCGCGCGTTTAAATGACGGCGCCGAGGCCCAGAAATTAGCAATCAAAATTGCCGATCTGATCAAAAATGGCGATAGCGCTGGCCTTTCAAAACTTGGAACGCAGATTGAAGAAAAAGACGGCGATATGCTTGAATATGTTGCGGGTTACCCTGATGGCCTGCCCCAAGATATCGCTCTCTCTATCACGCCATGCCAGTACGCAAATCTTGTAATCAGAGCTTTCGCTATTACAGTCTCAAATGACACCGCAAAGCCCGTGATACGAGATGGTATCATAATGATTGATGGCAGCGACATCGACACCACATTTTCAGAAAACATGTGGCGGTGCGAAACTATTAGCGGCTTACAGCACAAGACTGAAATCGGCTCTAAATGCGCCATGACTGGAGCTGGCTGCCTTGAAGACCCTGATCTGAATTAGTGAACCTAGCTCATTAGCTTCCATTTGAGGTATCTCTTTTTGGGCGATAAGTGCAGCCATTGCACTTATGCCGCCTTTGCCAGCGGTGATTTTCGTTTTGTCCGCTTCCGACTTGATGCCTTGTTCGCATGAACTTTTGGCTTGAACTGCTTTGGCTTCGCCCTACCCGCCAGTATGTTTTCGAACGCGACCAGAAGTTGTTCTCCGGTCATAGTGTCGAAATTCACAGTTCCCAGCTTATCCAGATACTTGTCGTCAAAGCTTTCGGCGATTGCGACGGCACACCAATAATCATTCATCCCGTGATACGGCGGCTTTATCCACATCGAGGCCAAATAACCTTTGCATCGTGGATAGCTTGAAATCGTCAGGTTTTTATCTTCCCTTGGATGCATAGCGCTTACCTTTCAACGTATCCGCTATCTATTTTTTTGTTCTCTTTCTTAACTTGGAACCTGTTCAGACCTTAGGAAACGACGCAGTAATCCCTAGGGACCGGAGCGAACCAGCCCTAGGAACGACAGCATCAAAAACTTGGAGCTCTGACGAGCCTTGAGGTTTCCATGCATCCCCGGTTCGCCATATGACGGCGCATTGCCTGCCCGGTTCATGCCGTGTTTCTATTGGCTCAGGAGCCTCATGCGCGGGCTTATCACGGTGCCCTTGTCGTTACGCCTTCCCTCTCACCTGATCGCCGGTGAGCCGCTTGTGTCCCTTGCCTTCGACAATTTCCATGGATCGGCAAACCACACCCCTACTGCACAAACAGACCAGAAGGCGACGTGAAGTCGAGGCTTCCGAACTGGCGTGAGGCCGTCCCTTTCAGGATCGGCATTCCATGAAAACCGGTACAAATACCGCTCCGGTAGAGATACCCTTAAACCAAGCTCACCATCCGTTGCAACAAAAAAAAGCGGTAGCATTACCGTTTTTCTGTTGACGAGCGGTAAAACTACCGCTATCACTATACCCATCAACCGAACGCGACCACGAAGAAGCGCAAGCCGATCTGGTCCAACTGATGGGGTCTGAAATGTCCAAGATTGCCCTGAATACGAATGAACGCATTCTCCTGCGTGTCCCGAATAGCACCGGATACGAATGGCTTGACCCGCAGCTTATGCGTGGGGCGACCTATCAGGACGTTGCCGACGAAGCCACGGCATACGGCGCGACTGAAATCCGTCGATTTGACGAGAATGCCGGTCACGTCGAGGACATCACCGATACGGTTTTTCTCAAGTCGAATGTTGATGTGACCGGTGATGATTTGCCTCTTTGGGTTCGCCATGCCGACAGCTTCGAGGCCATCCGGTCGGAAGAAGTTCGCGCTTCTCGCCAGATCGTTGCTCACGAGCGGTCGTTCCAGTCCCCATCGATCTATGTGGCAGGTGCGTGATGAAATCCACCCGCGAACGCAAGATCAAGTTCATCAAGTCATTCGGGCTCTATGCGATGGAAGCAGCCATTTCAGAAGCGGTTTGCCGCCTCGGCGCCGAGAATTTCCTGACCGACGAGCAGCTTGACGAAATCACAGACGAGCAAGTCAGGAACGCCCGTAGAACGCAGCATTTCCAAATGCGTAACCGGAAAATGGCGAGGGCTTCGTGATGCCCGATCCCGTCCTAACCATAATCACCATCAACCTATCAATCGCGTTTATCGCGCCGCTTATGGGGGCATGACATGGAAATCGACAAGAAAAGAATTGAAGACGCCATCATCCGGCAGGTCGCATCTGACCTGATTTCCGATGAAAGCCTCTGGGACTGTGCAAAACGTGCTTTTGATGCCCGCATCGAAAAGCTCTGGACGGAAGTAGCCGAGACACGACTGCGCTCTGAAATCGAACTGGCGATCACAAACGGCTTTGAGCGCGAATACGTCAAGCTTGACAGCTTCGGCCAGCAGAAGGGTGAGAAGACCTCCATTCGTGCCGAGTTGGAAAAGCAGATCAGCGGATACTGGAACACGAAGGTTGATCGTCAAGGCAAGCCGTCAACTGCCTATGGCGCCGACATGACCCGTTCCGAATGGATGATGACGCAACTCGTCGCTTCCGACTTCCAAGGCGAGATGAAACAGCATGTCATCAATCTGGGTGGCTCGCTCAAGGATCATCTTCGCAAGCAGCTTCATGAAACCGTCAACGGTCTTCTATCTCAGGTTTTTTATGTCCGAAGCCAAGGCGATGAAGAATTGAAGCGGCAGGATATTAGCACCATTAAGCCGCCAGCAGCGCCGATAGGTGGCTCAAATGCGTGACCTTCTCGAAGACATCGGAGGCTTTATTGCCGTCTCCCTCTTTACCGCAACTGTTTATCTCTGGGACGCGTCTCTGGCCGAGAAAGTGTGAGGCTCGTTATGGCACAAGATGAAAAATACGCATCCCCGCAAGAAATGATGAAATTCATCCGCAGGATCGCCGCCATGACGTCACGTAAATACATCGTCTCAAAGCCAATCGGCCCAGATGATTTGGTGCGACGGATACATTTTGAGGCAAAGCGTCTTGGTGACAAGCACATTTCACCGTGGGAGCGCTGATTATGTCCGCCCTTCTCCAAATCAACGACGATATGCGCCGCTCTAAATCGGTATCTGTAGCCCCGCATACCAGAGCGAAACCACCAAGATTTTCACCAGAAGTCACCAGCAAGGCCGGACAACTCAAGGCTGAGATTGACGCCGATTATGTTCTCGCCGTTGCCGGTGCGCTGACAGAAGCATTTCCGGGAGATTTGAATGTCTAAGATCGACATCGACATTGACGGAATACAGAGTGTCGGCAGCGTCATAAACAGTGTCGTCGCTGATGTCGCTCGCCAGATCGGTAAGCCATTTCACGCGCCGGGAATCTATTTCGGCATGCCAGACAGCGTTTATCACGCCGACCCAGCCCTTGGATCGACAGGATTGAAAAAGCTTCTGGCGTCGGCGCCGGATTTTTGGTGGCAGTCGTCTATGAACCCGGCGCGGGAGCCTGAAAAGGAAACCGATGCCAAGGTATTCGGCAGGGCCGTGCATAAATGCGTTCTGGAAGGCCGTGACGCGTTCGAAGCGGAATTTGCACCACAACCAGCACCGAATGATTATCCCGGCTGCCTGCGCGTTGTGGACGATTTGAAGCTGTTCCTCAAACAGAACCGTCTTGCGATATCGGGTAGCAAGGCCGAATTGATCGCCCGTGCCAAGACTGTTCCGGGTTGCCCGGTCGTTTTCGATGATGTCGTAGACGTGGCGACGGCCAGCGGTAAAACGCTTCTCAAGCGCGAAGACTACAATCGCATCTTGGCAGCATCCGCCTTCATCAAGGCCAATGACAATCTTGCGAACGCTTTCACCGGCGGCATACCGGAAGTCTCGATATTCTGGGAAGAAAACGGGGTGCGGCTCAAGGCTCGTCTCGATTATCTCAAGATGAACGCGATTTCGGACCTGAAATCTATCAGGAATTCGCGAGAGATCGAATTCAAGGCAGCTTGCCGGAACCGAATTGCCAGTCTGAATTATCTCCTGTCCGCCGAGCATTATTGCGAAGGACGTAGGCAGATGTCGCGATTGATCGCGGATGGTGCCGTCTACGGCGATCACGATAGCGAATGGTTGAAAGGCGTAGCCAAGAACCAGGCATATGCTTTCGTTCTCGTCTTCTGGCAGGCCGAAGCAAGCCCGATTTCCCACGGCTTCAAGCTCTCTCCGGGCAACCCGCTGTTTGCCAGCGCCAGAGCGGAAATCACCAGATCAATCGAAATCTATGAGGCTTTCATGCGCGAGTTCGGCACCGACACCGCATGGATTTTGAAAGAGCCGCTGGAAGAACTCGACCAGACAGAGCTTCCCAACTGGTGGCACTACAAGCAGAATTTTGGAGCGTGAAATGAAGCCGAAAAAGGGCTCTACGCTGACAATACGTCTGACTGATGATCTTCGATCCAGAATAGACGCGGCCAGCGCAAACATGCCTTACCGCCCCACAATCACATCAATTGCAGAACGCGGATTTGAGCTTGCACTTGCCGAGCTTGAAGCATTCGCGGTGACCGTCGCCAAAGGATCACAGAAATGAACACCGAAATCATCACACAAGACGGCGAAGTCATGGAAGAAACCACAGCGCTTGCTGCATCGAGTATGGCCGTCCAACTTCAAAAGGCCGAGATTGATCAGCTTGTTTCCACGGCCCATGCCTTCCCGCGCTCATTGAAGCGCGTCCAGTCGAACATTCTCAGCATGGCGACCTTGGACGAGGAAAGCGCCGAAGAATGCATCTATGCCCTGCCCCGTGGCGGCAAGCCTATCCGTGGCCCGTCTATCCGGTTCGCGGAAATCCTGAAACAGTCCTATGGCAATTGCCGCGCTGCCGCCCGTGTTGTCCATGTCGATAAGACCGAGGGCTATGTAGAGGCCGAAGGCGTGTTCCACGATCTGGAAACCAATTCAGCGTCAACCGCTCGTGTCCGCCGCCGCATCACTGACCGGTCTGGCCGCGTGTTCAAGGATGATATGATCATCGTCACTGGCAATGCGGCGTGTTCCATCGCCATGCGTAATGCAATCCTTGCCGGCGTCCCGAAGCCTCTGTGGCGTAAGGCCTATGACATGGTGCAGGCGACGATCACCGGCGACATCACCACGCTTTCAGAAAACCGGGAAAAGGCTTTCAAGGCTCTTGCCGCATTCGGTGTGAAACCAGAACAGGTTTTCTCTGCCCTTGGCATTCAGGGCGAGGAAGACATTACAGTCGATCATATCGCCACGCTGCGCGGCATGTATTCAGCTTTGAAGAACGGTGAAGCAACCGTCGAGGAAATGTTTGTCGGCACCGTGAAGGCTATTTCTGATCATCAGCAGATTGCAGACCCGCTTTCCGATGAACCCACAATAAAGCACCGGGCCGAAGATGCTGAAAAAGCATCAAATGAGATCGCCAAGCAAATCAAAGAACAAGATACGTCTGCCGACCTGACCTCCAACGGCAACGTAGAGGGTGGAGAACTGGTTGATAACTCCACCCTCAACCATTCCGATGACGAGAAGCCAGTCGAGGAAAAGGCAGCGGCTTCTGAGGAACTGACCAATGATGAACGCCAGGTTCTCAAGGATTTCATTATCGAGTGCGCCATGGGTTCTATCCCACTCGAAGGCCAGACCGATCTCGATCCTGCCGTAATCGTCAATTCATCGAAGGGACTGGACGCGTCCGGCAAGCTGACGCGCAAGATAGCCCGCGATAAGGCCGGCACGATCACTCGATCATTCAAAGCAGTCTGTGAAGGCGATGCCGATCTGGATGCGGCCGTCTCTTATACCTGCCGAATCATCGGCGTAGACCCGACCGATGTGGAGGTGTGATATGGCGCGGCGTGAATTCACCAAAGAGATAAAGCGCGAGGCTCTCCGCCGATCTGGCATGAAGTGCGAGGCCGTTGGCGAAATGTATGGCTTCAAGCCCGGCCAGCGTTGCAATGTCAGCCTGAGTGTCGGCGTCCAGTATGATCATATCGTTGCTGATAGTATCGGCGGCGAACCAACGCTGGAGAACTGTGCAGCGGTTTGTATGTCATGCCACGGCTGGAAAACCCGGAACGTCGACACACCACGCGCAGCGAAGACAAAGCGCCTGAGTGACAAGGCCAATGGGATTTCGCGTCCCAAAGGCACCTTGAAAGGCCAAGGCTTCCAGAAGACCGGCAAGACGCCCCGCATCGACAAATCCGCCCTTCCCCAACTACCTTTGACCCGGCTCATGCAGTCTGGGATTGCGAGGACGCGAGCATGACCAAGATCAACACAGGCGGACCGGCGTTTCCGGTTGCAGTTCCAGTCGATTTCCAGTTTGCGCATGAAGGCATGACGCTGCGTGATTACATCGCAATTCACGCAACCAATCAGGACATTGAAAATTATCGAGATGCTGATCTAGCTGATGACGGCGTTATTGAATACGGCAGAACCACTGCACAGGCGAGGTACGCATATGCCGACGCCATGCTTTCCGCTCGCGAGGTCCAGCCATGACGCTCTGTCCAATAACGCTGCAAGCTGCGGCAGATCACCTGAATGAAATTGCATCTGCAATGTGGGAGCGCGTGGAAACATACCGCGAAGATCCTCCTACAAATGCGGAGAGAGAAGACGCCACCACAGCCTATATCTACGAGAAAGCCGCTGAGAGTGTGCTTTCCTTGATAGGGAGTGTCCGCCCATGACCCCCATGACGATACCTGACGCAGCGGTAGAGGCGGCTACATCCATTATCCGAGCGCATGACAATGAAGCGTGGGGCGAAGATTGCGGCGATGAACCCTATGCCGATTTGGTGACGAGAATGCTCACCGCAGCCCTCCCGCACCTTGGCTGGCGCGTGAAGGAGTTGGAGTGGCACAAGCCGGCGATGGCAGACACTCTATCCCGTGCAGAAACGGAATTTGGCACATATCGTGTCTGGTCACACCATGAAGCTAACGGCAAATGGTTTTGGTCATTGGAATATGGCTGTACAAGGAAATGTGGAGAGTCCTTGGACGAGCAAGCCGCCAAGTCTGCCGCCCAAGCCGACTTCACCCGCCGTGCAAGCTCTATGCTTGAGGCAAGCGATATCGGAAATCCGATAACGGGAAACGACACCAGAGCGGCGGCGTTGGAAGAGGCTGCGGCTATGCTCGATGCGAAAGCTCAAGAGGCCAATGAACGCGCAGTCTATTTTACCGAAAAGCTGTCAGGGCCGCTAAAGGGTAGAAAGCAATCTGCACGATGGAACAGCGAGAAAACCCATAACGAGCGCCTAAAGTTCTATTATCAGAAATCCGCCACCGCCATCCGCGCCCTATCCGGCTCTGCGCCTGTCGAGCCATTTCAGTCTCGCGTAAAGCCTTGGATGCTGGCTTGCTTCGGTGAAGAAATATCGAACGACAAACTGGAACGCTCTGATCGTTTCATTGAAGAAGCCTTAGAGCTTGTCCAGTCCATCGGATACAGCCCAGATCGCGCCCATGCGCTTGTCGATTATGTTTTCTGTCGAGACATTGGCGAACCGCATCAGGAAGTCGGCGGCGTTATGGTCACATTGGCCGCTCTATGCTTGGCTTCTAACCTCGATATGGAAAAGGCTGGCGAAGACGAACTCGCTCGCATCTGGACAAAGGTCGAGAAGATACGGGCAAAGCAGGCTGCAAAGCCAACGGGATCGGCGCTACCTGTAGCCCTATCAGGCTCTGGCGATGGCTGGTTGCCGATAGAGACGGCTCCGAAGGATGGGACGGAGTTCATCGGGTGGGACGGTAAATGGGCTTT